CAGAGGAACTGTCATGTTAGTTAATGATGATGTTGCCATTGTTTAATCTCCTATATACTTTATTTAGCTTAATTTAATACCCCAATTAAGCGGCAGCCTGAGCAGCAATAGCACCTGTATTCTCAATACGCATTGGAATATAGATAAACTCAACTGCTTTAACTGGCTCAATAGCAATATCAACCCATAACTGATTAGCATCAATTGTAGTTGGTGTATTGTTTGTATTGTCGCAAACTACCAAATAGTCATACAAACCACGTTTGGCTACTAGATCAATCATCAAACTTGTAATTGAGTTAGTAATCTGCTGACGTGTAATTTGATCGTTTGGTTCAAACAGATACTGTTTACCAATGGTCTCTAAACGTGAGCGAATAAATGATACCAAACGAGCTACGTTAATACGATCTAATGCTGTAGATGTACCCTGTAACGTTTTATTACCAAAGTTAGTAATACCAACACCTGGAATAAAGGTGATTGGATTAATATTATTAGTGTATAAAACATCGCGTAGACCCTGGCCAACACCCAATGGTTGGAATGTGCCGGTTGCGGCCTCAACATAACCAATCTGTGTAGCATTGTCTACAACTCCGCGGCGTGTACCAGCTGGTGCTAACCATGGATAGGAAACAGAGTCGCTACGAATAATTGTACGAATCATCATGTGACTTGGGTAGGTAACAACTAAATTACCAGTCAAATCTGTTGTACGGCATGATGGATAGAACGCACCAGCATATGAACTGTTAGTTTGTAATCCGTCCGCTGTTGGTAATCCTAAACCGTTATTATTTGTGGCCCACTCAACAATATTGGCTGGAGTTAAACGTAATGGAGTATCAACAATAACAAATGCTGTGTCGCCGCGTTGGTCGTTTAATGCTGCCAAGTCTGGCGCTAGTTCAGGATAACCTGGACAAGCGATTAAGTTGTATACATTTTGTTCTTCAAGGACTGATGTATTTGCGTTGAGTGTAGCACGTAAACTTTCTACAATGATAGCACGCTGAGCTTGACGACCCATGTATGGCGAGCCATCTGGACGGTTGCCACTTGCGGTTACCCATGTATCTGTGTACTCTAATAATGTCCAATAACCTGTTGTGCTTGTTGGATTTTGATTAACGTTGGCGCCGTTGCCTGGAGTTACATCCCAAACATAAGTGTTGCCATCTGAACCCATTACATATTCGCCTTGTTTGTATGTTGTGGTTGATACCCACTCATAAACAGGATATGTTACTGAATTAAAATAGTTGCTCTGGAATGTCTTAATATTAAAGCCTGAACGACGTGTATTCCATAACAAAATACCATTTGGATAAAGTTCTGGGTTTGGAGCATCAATATCAACATAGTTGCTGGTCAACAAACTTGTAATTGTTGGCAATGCGCCGGCTACAGGATCTGTAGTGCCATTTGGCGCCCAGCGAGCATCGGCAAATACAATACCTTGACTTTGTGTTTGATCTGTATTAGCAATTTGGACCCACTGATCTTGGCCACTAACTTGCTGCCAACGCCATAGGCTTGGATAATTTTCTAGATCGCTAGTATTGACCCACAGATCACCATACACCAGTGGGCTAGCAGCCGTATTGGTTTGTGTAGTAGGTGCTGTAGCACTAATAATAGGACCAGTAGCGTTGGTCTGTGCTAAATTATAACCACGAGCATCGCTGGATACTGTTTGATAACCACACCATTGACCGTTGTTGTTGATTAAAATATCAACTTGCGTGGCATCACTGTAATACCAGTATGTGCCTGAGGCTGGATTTTGATCTGGAGCCACATCACTTGCTGTGTAGGTAAACAATGGATTACCAACCCAGTTACTTAATGTAACGCCTGTAAGATTTCCGTTAAACCAATGATTTCTTACTAACGGAGTTCCGGTAGTTGGTGTCTGAGCAACAAAACCGGCGGTAGTAATTGGAGTACCTGTACCTGTAACTAAATTAATATCTCCGCCTTGGCTATGTGTAAACACAATATTACCCGCAGAGTTAACTGTAGCAGAAACATAAGGAACAGCAGCAGCACTAACAGCCGCAACAAAATCAGCAGCTGTTGTGCCAGTAAGTGTTACTAATGTTAAGTTAGAAGTTGTACTAGTTTCGGCTGCAGTAGCTGAAATGTAAAAAGTGTTGCCACTTACAAATGTTGGATTTGTTGTTGTGCCAGTTACAACTGTTGGACCGGTAGCATAACGCTCAAGTATTAAAAATTCAGAATATAGACTGCCAGTAGGATCAACTTGAGCATAGGTTGTGCCAACAGGAATACTTGCGCCGCCACCTGTAGCATCAAAATTGTAGTTTGCTACCGCGTCGTTGGCATAAACTGGGCAGGCCTGTACTACAAATACACCTAATGTAGAATTAAATCTCTTGACTACTAAATTGGTACCTAAATTTACATTATTAATTTTTTGCCATATAGAACCAGTTGGCGCTCCACCAGCTGGACTTGTACTAAATGTATTCCAGTTTGGAACTGAGTAACTTGGACTTGGTTGATATTGAGGAGCATAGTATGTGCCAGTAGCAATACCTAGATCTGTTAATACTGTACCTGTTCCAGCAGCAATAGTAACTGTACCAGCACCACTTGCAGCTATTGAATTACAGAAAATGTTTAAGGCATTTCCAACGTCTGCGGCTCCAACGCCAGCAGATAATACACCACCAAAAGCAGCAAAGATTGCGTCACTAACGCCACGTACTGTGTTGTTTGGTGAATTAGGAACTGTGATAGTAGTATTGTTAATAAAAAATGTATTACCAGCAGTTAATGAAACTGGGGTATTGGTACCTTGAACAGTTGCCCAAGATGATTGCCATGGATTGTCACCAACTAATACCCATGTGTTATATAAATCAGACAACGAAGTATCATCAGTTTGAGCTGCAGTAGCGGCGCCACATTTGAAATAAGTTGGAGTCATTGCATTATTAGCAACTACAGCATATTGACCAATACTGCCATATGTTTGGACTGGAACAGTTGTGCCTGTTTGTAAGTAAGCAGAATCAGTAATAACCAATGGAACTTCGTTAGTAAATTGCATAGTGGTTTGATTCCATTGGAATAAACCCCATTGAGTAGTTCCTGTATCTAACCAGTATGTGCCATTTGGTGGAGTACCTACTGGACGATTTAAACTGGCTGTAAGAGCAGCTAAGTCAATATCAGCACGTAATACCCAGCATTGATTAGTAACACCAAGCGCGGAATAAGCAGCTAATAGGCCATATTCGTTCAGTTCGTAACCGTTAATTTCAGTACCATTGGTTGTCTTGTAGAAGAATGGAACACCATAAGTGTTGGACAAATCGCGTTGACTTGTCATTAAGTAAAGTTTGTTAGCAGTTGCAGCTGTTGTGCCTGGAGCAACTCCTGACGCATCGCCTGCTACTTTGTTAGCGGCTGTAGCCAGCAAAACAAATGGAACTGAGTTGGTAGCGGCTGGTAAGTATTGACTTTGGTCAACTACTGTGACTTGTACGCCTGGGGATACTAATGATGTGGCCATTGTAAAATCCTTTTTAAATTAATATACAATATTTAGTTAATAATTAAAAAGAATGGGGTATTGGCACCCTATATTATAGGTTCGCCTCGCTAAATACCGTATGAGACCTATATGCCCAGCTTGTAATCAAAGACCACGTGCTATAGCTTATTATCGCGGAGAAAAAATTTACTATCGTAGTCGTTGCGAAACGTGCAACCGTAAAAAACGCAAAATAAAAGCGCCTACTCCACGTTGGCAACTAGATGGCTATAAGAAAAAAACAGCTTGCGACCGTTGTGGATTTAGAGCAAAATATTCAGCCCAATTAGTAGTTTATCATGTAGACGGGGTTTTGACTAACAGCACCCCTAGGAATTTAAAGACTATTTGTCAAAACTGTATCGTAGAGGTAGATAAAGCTGATCTTCCGTGGCGCCCTGGAGACTTAGCACCAGATCTTTGACCTGGGCAAATAGCGGATCAAGTCCATCTGCGTTGTTATTAATAACAGCATCAAACCTTGTACCAATCCAGGCAGTTTCCGAAGGGTGTACGCCTAGTTGTTGCAAAAGTTTTTGATCAGGCACAATACCAGCATTAGCACCTAAAGCAGTTTCGTACCAGTCAGGTTCAGGCCCACGCACAACGCGAATTACAATACCACCTGCGTTGCGTACTGCTTGTATTTCGTTAGGAAAACGAACGTCTGTAATTACAATATCGTTATGTGCTTTTTGGAGTTTATTTTCTAAACTGGCAATCCAAGTATCATCGTGAAAGGCCTTGCGGGCAACTTCTGTACCCCATAACTGTAAAACTAATCTTGGAGTTAAGTTCGGCATTGCTAAACGGGTGGCCCACCATTCGTCGACAGTTTCTCGCCAAGCTCTAGACTCTTTGGTACGTCCTTCTAGTAGCTCGCGATCCCAGCCAAATACCGCGGCTACCGCATCTTTAAGGGTAGCGGCAAAACTATCACGTTTAAACCCGTGTATGTTTTGTAAGTAGTCAGCTATAGTATCTTTGCCTGACCCTTGGAAGCCTGCTATGCCTATAATCATTTCATTGTTTTAATGCCAAGGTGACGGAAAGTGGCCTGTAGCATTTCTATTTGACGACGACAATCTTCAAGTGCGTGGTGACTTGTAGGCGGTTTTGGTAGATCAGGATAAAGTGAATAGATAGTACGAGCATCGCGTATTTTATAATAACGCCAAGGTAGGCTTTTACCATAGCTTTTGTATGCGTGTTCTAAGATGTTCATATCGTAAGTAGGACCGTTGGCCCAAATTATATCATGTTGCCAAGCAATTTTATACAGGCTATCCAAGGCTTGATCTAAAGGTATTCGACCTTCTTCCATAAATGCTTCATCCATTGCGGCGCCTTGAGTGGCCCACCACTCTATAGTGTGATCCTCAATGGCACGATTTTCTTGGCTCTCAAGAGTGATACGAGCATAATATTGACGATCCGCATAGCCTGTACCAAAAGGGTCAAAGCTCTGCGCCGCTATGGTCAGGATAGTAGCGTCCGGGCCAGTGGCAAGGCCTTCGATGTCAATCATTAGGTGTGAACTCATGCTATGATTATAGCAGATATTTTGGAATTTTACAACAGATTTTGGTTAAAGTTTAACCAATTACCCAGGTCAATGGTTGTGAACCATCTACATAGTTCTTTAGGTCTTCAATGCCTTTTTCCATCAAGGCCAGGCCTTCAGCTTTCATAGCAGTACCATTTAGACTTGTGCCGCCGGTCGGACCAGTAATAGAAACAAATTTTTCACGTGCTTCGCCTATGATAACTTTGCAGTTGGCGTACATATAGTTACGAATCCACTGACGGATCTGGAAATCTGACAGCAAATTTACTTCTGGTTTTAAGTTATAGGTCCATAACAATACTTCTTCGCCTGTGCCTTTTGGATCGCGGATCAGTTGTAATTTTTTAGTAACTTGGTTCCAAGTAAAATTCATATAGGCGCCAAACATACGTCCAGCTAACTTGACATACTGCGAGTAAAAGTCAAAAGTTGACAGGCCGCCAGCTACGTTAAAGTTCATTAGATACACGTTCAGCGATGCCTGGCTAAACGGGTCAAAGTTTGATGCGTACGGTCCTGTGCTATCGCCAAAAGTACGACGGAAAATTTGACGAACCGTAATAACTTCTTCAGGCAAATCATAAATGTTTACGTTGGCCACCAACTCCATAAAAGTATAAGATTCTTCGTAGGCGTTTTGAGCACGTTGACGATAAGTGCCAATGGTATTACGATAAGCTGATTCGTAGTGACTAGCGTCTAATTCAAGATCAACAATTTCATCAGCTAATTGCAAGCGGACGTATTCAATTAAATCTTGTTTGAGTGTAGCTAGGGTCGTTTGATTTTCTATTGCCATTGGTAAGTTTCCTTACCAGTATTTAGCCCATTTACCAGGCTTTGAGAATGATCAAATTTTCGTTACCGCGGCCGTTCCATTTTGTTTCTGTGGCTTTAATAGCACTAAATTCTTTACGCATAGCTGGTTTTCCGCCTGACATAACTGCTTTAATTTGTTCAGCTGGCTTGCGTAAAGTTTTTTGTACAGTTTGCGCCGCATCAAAAGCAATAACAGCAGATCCTTTAACAGTAAATGTGCCCAAGTGCGAGTCTGCCACTACATGGATTAGTTTGCGTTTGACCGTATCATACAACCATGCCTCGCTGGCATTTACAAGTTTTGCCGCTGGATCTGATTTAAGTTTTAATTCATCAAATGCCCGCAAATATTTAAATTTGCTGGCTTGTTTTTCTGGGCTGATTACTTTTTTAGCTCTAGGCTTTCGTTCTGTTTTCTTAATGGAAATATAAGATCCGCAATCGCCAATAACAGTTTCACAGAATTTTACGCAATTACGAAGTTGTATTTTTGACAGGTGTGAGTAGCCCTCAACAAGTTGCTCGTCATTGGCTTCTAATACTTCGTTAAATTCTTGTAATCGTAAATTCCACACAGCAGTAATGTTAGGAATCATCTGTGGGCTAATATTCATACCGCGGATCAAGGCAATAGGTTTGAAATCAGCTGACATTTTGGCGCCGGCCTGAATAAAATCATCAAACATACCTTCAAGTTCGCCTGCGCACTCCGAAGCTTTTTCGCGAAGATGATCTTGAATAGTTAGTTTTGCTACAGCAGCGTCTGCGTCAACGTCCTCTTGTGCTCGTTTCTTTTCTTGTTTAACTTTAAGCATGGCTGAAATTTGATCATCAACAATGCACTGTTCGTGTTCGTTAAGTACAAGACCAATTAATGTCATACGACATACCCAGGCTGGGGTAACACGAATTTGACTGTCAGGAATGCCACGCATGGTCTTGGCGTCTTTAGAACGACCATTGTGTTCTAAGTAATGGCAAATCATTTCTTTAGCTTCTTTTTTACCATAATGATAATTGTACCATTGGAAGGCATTGGCGAATGCTGACAAACGATTAGTTTCATCAGGTTGAATATGCCACTCTGGTTCAAAACCAACATATTTGGTCTCGGCACCTTTTGGGTTCAGTCGTTTAATTGTGTTTTCGTTTTTAGCCATAGTCTGTAGTGTATATGATAAGTTAGTGGATGTCAACTGATAAGAGCGGCAAAGGTAACCATTTGCTCTAAATTGGACAATAGTTCGTTTGCTTGCGTTTCTAATTCTTTGTACCGAGTAGTGGTCTTTTTCATACGGCGACACTCTACGTCCTCTTTGCTCATTTCTGTAATAGTACGATCTATAGGTTTGAGCATGGCTCGCAAATCACGATAAGCCACCTTATTTTTTACGGCGGCTATCTGTGTTTCTAAGCAATTTAAACGGTCTAAAATACTATCCATACTAGTATTATATAGCTTTTTGGTATTT